GCGCTGGTGACGACGCTGCACGGCCACGCTGACGGTGAGCAGCTGCTCGCGCAATGGCGCGAGACCTTTGAACGAATGAGAGCCTCGGGGGCATGATGGAACTGACTGACAGCGAGATTCAGGCATGACCTCAAACACCAACAGGCTCGACGGAATGGATATGACAGATGAACTGATCAACCTACTACGCGAGATTCGCCCGAGCTTCAGCGATGTCGGCTCGCGCGATGTGGATACGCTCCGCAAGCAAAACCAGATTGACCGCGCGCTCGAACTGCTATCTGCAAGCAAGCCTGCCGTGATTGAAGGGTGGAGGCTGGTGCCGGTTGAGCCAACTAACGCGATGACGTACGTAGGTCAGAAACACCGCTACGAACCCGTCTGGAGCATCGGGGCGATCTATCGCGCCATGCTCGCCGCATCCCCTGCCGCGCCAGCGCAATCGGGGGAGCCGATCTATCAGATTCGCGGCACGTTGCGAGAAGGTCATCCGTGGCACGACGTTGGAATAGAAGGCTTCAGGCAGGCTGAAAGTCGGCACAACTATGAGCGCCGCATCGTCTACGCCGCCCCTCAATCATCCCAGCCCGCGCCCTCTGCCGTGGTGCTGGACGATGAGCGGGCGGCGCTGATGTGCGAGCGCCTCCGGAGTATGGGGCTCGCGACATGCAACGAAGCAGCGGACATGGTTGAACAGCTTGTTCGCGCCGCACCTGCCCCCATCCTGAAGATTCAGGAGGCCATCGAAGCGGCGTTGGACGAACTGCCCGCCGGTGAGGTGGTGGCGTTCATCACCGGCTCGTTCGTCGGCCTGATCGAGGCGCTTGCCAAGGTCAACGATCACGACCCGAACGTGGACATCAGGATCGACGGCGGCACGTCGCGAGACATCACTATCCACGCACCGAAATGACCGACCACACACTGACCGGCGACCAGTCCACCCACATGCCGACGACAGCCAGCGAGTACATCGCGATGGGTCTGACGACGCCCGAGCAGGTGCAGCGTCACCGCGAGTGGATGGACGCCCAGCGAACCGCCGAGCGCGTCGCCATCAACCACTACCGCATCCAGCTGGCGGGCTTCATCGCGCGCCTGCACAACACATGGCCGCACATATGATCAGCCACCCCTACACCAGCGCTCAGCGCGGCACATGGCACCGCCACACCGCCAACGATCACACGCTCTGGTGGGATCAGCGCCCGCGCGCCCGATTCACTGACCCCAGCATGGAGCCGTGGACCGAGCACGAGCAGCCGGCGATCGTCCGCGCGCGCATCGCCGACGGTTGGATCACGGACAAGGTGCGCGGCGAGCCGTGGCTGTCAGCCTGCGACTTCACCAAGGACTGGGCGCGCGCAGCGAACTTCGGCGGCGCCCCCAAACCGGACGACGGCGATACGCGTATCGAGCGCACGCCCGTCTGGAATCTCCTGTGGACGAACGACCGCCTTCACCAGTTCGCCGGCGACGCCAGAAAGCTCCTCAGCACCTTGCTCTCGGCCGACACGCGAGGCTGGACGCTCAAGTCAGCGAAGCGCAACGGCGAGCAGGTACACATCGAATTCAGCGAGAGAGCCGTAGTCGTCGGGAAGCGCGAGCCTGACGGCACGATCGTCGTGCTCGACGCCAAGGAATTTTACTGAATGAAACCGCGAGCAAAACGCCACTACCCTCCCCGCGCCGTCGGCGTCATCAGCGTACCGATCGCCCTCGTGCGCAGCGTCTCCGAGCGCACCGGCGTGCCGGAAGACACCGTGCGGCTGATCATCACGACCGCGCTCGAAGACATCAAGACGGCCGCGCGCACCACGCGCGTGTCGTTCCGCAACTTCGGCACGTTCCAGTCGACGACCTACAAGGGCACGACGCGGGCGATGCCGAGCGACCCGAGCACGCTGGTGACGTTCCCGACGCGGCGCCGCCTCGTGCTGAAGGCTGTGTCTGAACCTGAGTCTGACGACCCCCAAAGGAGCCTGCTATGAGACGATTCCCCCGCCCTTCCCGCGAAGACCGCTCGCTGGCGTTCTCCTACCACCACTTCATCCACCGCAGTCGCGCGCGGGCGACTCTGTTCGCCTACACGGGGATCTGGCTGTGAGGTGGACGAGTGAACAGCCCACGCAACCAGGCTTCTACTGGATGAAGATAGGTCCGGACGACCCAGAGCCTGTCGTGGTGGAGATCAGCGGCACAGACAGGCTGCACGTGCACGAGTCGGGCGTGGAGCGGGACTACTCAGTCGAGGCCGTGCCCTACGCGCTCTGGTGCGGCCCGCTCACGCCTCCGGAGGCAGAGTGAAATTTCAGTCGATCGAGACGTGGTACTTGAGGTCTCGCGATCTGACCGGCTTCGTCGTGCGCTGCCCGCTGTTCGGTCGGCGCGACGAAGTGACGGCGCTGCTGACAGGCGACCATGAGATCGACGGAGTGATGAGGACGGTCGTCGCGGTCGAGAGCCCATGCCTGATGGCTCTACGCGACGGCGTTCTGGTGTCCCTGATGATTCGAGGCAAACTATGACCAAAGGCCGCCGCAAGCCCACCCGCGAACCCGTCCAGCTCGACATGTTCGGCGGCATGTCGCCGGCCGCCGCGCGCGAGCACCTCGTCGCGGCGGTGGACCGCAACGGCCAGTACGTCGACTGGGACCGCGACACGGGCAAGCTCAACGTCTACGTCAGCGAGCGCGGCGCGGACGACGGTGAGGTGACGCTGGACGGTCACTTCACGAAGCAGGATCTGGTCGCACTCATCACACTTTGGCCTGCGACATAAGGCTGGTGTAGAATCGCCAGCGGCCGGGTAATAGCTCAACGGTAGAGCCTCACGCGCAAGCAGCCGCCTGAAGGTCGCGGGTTCGACTCCCGCAGCCCGGACAAACACCTCCCGCAAAGCCTCACCAAAGCCGCCCTCGCGCGGCTTTCTTTTTGCGCGTAACCCATCAGATTTACGCCAACTCAAAGTACTTTTCGGTCAGAATGCGGCCAGCGACCACGTCGCCGCGCGCAGTCCCACACCACCTGACCAGTGAGTTCCGCCATGACCAACGACAGACCCAAGTACAAGCCCTGCCCGTGTGGCTGCTCGGCACGTATCGAGGCAATGCTACAGGCCAACATCACCCCGCCACGCCGCACCGGCCGGCGCATTGCCCGATGGGCAGCCTCACGTCTACTGCTCGTTGTGGCCGTAGCTGTGTTGTTACAGATACTCATAACGCATTAAAGTTACCGATTCGCACGTCGCTATGTAAGTGCATGCGGTAAAGTGTACGTGGGCGTACCCACCCACGCGCCCGTATGTAAAGCCAGCAACCCCCACAGCGTTCCGTGCGCCACCCTGCATGCACGGAACGCTATCGACGCTTCCCCCTGTATTTACATGTGTATGTACAGCTACACGTACGTATATACGCGTGTATGTACAGGTGCGTAAATGTGCGGATTCGCACACTGAAATTTGCTAACAATTACGCATTGATTTATCGTTTACGGTCAGGCCATACATAGGGGTTACCATGTCCGTGATCGCATTTGTGTCACAAAAGGGTGGGGTGGGGAAGTCGACCATTGCGCGTGCGTTGGCGCGCGAGGGCGCGGCTAACGGCATGCGCGTCAAGCTGGCCGACCTCGATACGCAGCAGTCGACCAGCATGTTCTGGCAGATCACGCGCACAGGTGCCGGGATCGAGCCGATCGTCTCCGCCGAGGCGTTCAAGACCGCTGCGCAGGCGCTCGCCATCGCGAAGCAGTACGACCTGCTGGTGATCGACGGCCCGGCGCGCACGAGCAAGGCCACACTGGAAATCGCGCAGGCAGCGAGCCTCGTGGTGCAGCCGAGCGGCGCGAGCATCGACGACCTGCGCCCGGCGGTGCGAGAGTTCCACGCGCTGGTGAAGGCGGGCATCCCGGCAGACCGGCTGCGCTTCGCCCTGTGTCGCATCGGCACCGACGCGGAGGAGGCCGACGCCCGCACCTACCTCACGGAGGCCGGGTACAAGGTGCTCGACGGGTGCCTCGTCGAACGGCCGGCGTACCGCCGCGCGCAGGGTGACGGCTACTCGGTGACCGAGACGCGCTACTCGGCGCTCAACGCGCGCGCCGACGCGCTGATCCAGTCCCTCATCGACGCGGCAGGGTGACGAGATGGCGACATTCAAATCAAAGGGGTTTGGCGCTCCGCCGACGATCGAGGACGCGAGCCCGAACCTGGACGAGCCCGAAGCGTTTCAGCCTCCCGAAGATGAGCCACAGGCAGAGCAGGGCGCCGCGCATCGTTCGCCGTTTCCGCGGCGCCGCGAGCCGACCCAGCCGATGAACTTCCGCGTGCCGCTCGCGCTGTTCGAGGAGCTGCGAGACTTCACGAAGGAGAGCGAGATCCCGATGACCGAGATCGCGGTGGCGGGCATTCGCAAGGAGCTGGCTGCGTTGAAGAAGAAGTACGGTGTGAAGTAGAATCGGGCCGGGCGCCGCGCGCAAGCGCGTCATCGCGGAAAGGGGAGTGTGATGGACATTGAGCCAGGTCGGCAGCCCCGTCCTGCCTGATTACTCCACCAAAGAAAAGCCACGTGACTGCTCAATGCGCCCACTAAGCCCGCACGACCTCATACCCCGTGCGGGCTTTTTCATGCGCACTCGGAAACGCAACTAGCCGTCAGCCGGCAGTCGCAGGGGCGGGCAGACCGTTGGTTGCCTTTTCTGCAAAACTGCTTTTAATAAGATTTAATCTTGTTTTTAACAGCTTTCACACTGTTCAAGTCTTTGATTTTAAAGGCGAAAACTAGGCTTATTGGGGCTTTTGACCGGGTTGAAAGGGGCAACGACTCGGGTTATTGGGGCTTTCGGTCGGGTTATTGGGGCTTTTAATCCGGTTGAAAGGGGCAAATAGTCGGGTTGAAAGGGGCAACGACTCGGGTTATTAGGGCAAACGGTCGGGTTGGTGCCTGATTGTGGATAACTTCGACTTTGCACCAAAGCGCAACTGGTGCTACCGTAAACCCAAGCCCCATGAACCCGATTGGATGCCCCAATGAGCGAGATTGCTGAAGTGTCCGCGCCGGAAGAAACGCGCACCTCGATAGGCGAGCGCTGGGTAACCTTCGCCAACGACCTGACGCGCGCCGCGCACAAGCTCACGCTCGGCGAAAAGCGGCTCGTTGCGGCCTGCATCGCGCAGGTAAAGTCCGACTCTCCGGTGCCGACGGCCTCGGAGCGCGACCGGAAGATGTTCACGGTAACCGCTGATCAGTACTGCGAACTCTACGATGTCGAGCGCGAGACAGCGTACGGCCAGATGAAGACCAATGCGACGACGCTGTTCGGAAAAGAGATCCACACGGTCAGGCCCGACGGCCGCGCCGGGCGCCGTGTGCGCTGGGTGCAGGAAATCCAGTACAACGAGGGCGAGGCCAGCGTGACGCTGATGTGGAGTGACGCACTCTGCCTGGCGCTGTTCAATCTCAAGGACCAGTTCACGACCTACAAGCTCCGGTACGCGGCGAATTTGACGTCGAAGTACGCGTGGACGCTGTTCGAGCTGCTCGCCATGTGGCGCCGCCGCGGCAACTTCTCGATCGACGTGGATCAGTTCCGCGATAAGCTCGACGTTAAGCCGTCTCAGCGAGCCAACTATAAGGAGCTGCGCACGCGGGTAATCGAACCGGCGGCCAAGGAGATCCACGAGAAGTGCGGCATAGTCGTGACGGTCGTCGAAAAGAAGCGCGGCAAGCGTGTGACCGATCTGGCGTTTTCGTGGGAACCCGATCCGCAAGGCACGCTCAACTTCTGAGCGTCCAGGGGTGATAATTGGCATTATGTCAAATCGCCTTCGGGCGCTTTTCCAGTAGCCCATTAATCAGCACTCCTGCATAATCGCGCCAACCAACACGGGGTGCGATATGACGCTCAGCTATTCGAACGAACTGAAGAACGCGCAGCAGGATCTGATCACCACGAAAGTCGGCGCGAACGGCTTCGTGAACTACTACGACGGCGCCCGGCCGACCAACGCCGACACCGCGGTCACCAGCCAGAACCTGCTCGCGCAGTTCGCGCTCGGCGCGGTGCTCGGCCCCGCCTCGGTGAATGGCGTGCTCACCGCCTCGGCTATCGCGGACGCGGCCGGCAAGGCCATCGCCGGCACCGGCAAGAGCGCGACGTGGTTCAGCCTGACGAAGGCCGACGGCACGCGGGTGATCGACGGCACGCTCGCGCAGTCGGGCGGCGACATCACGATCGACAACCCGAGCATCGCGCAGAACCAGGCCGTCAGCCTGACGAGCCTTACCCTCACGAACCCGAACTGAGCCGCAGCTCAGTATGGGCTCCCTGTCGGGATCGACCGCGGCCAGTAGCGCTGCGGTCAACCTCAGCTCGCCCGCGCAGACGGACTGGATTCAGTTCCCTCAGAGCGCGACCGCCCCCAACCGCAAGAGCGGGGGCGGCTCGACCATTTCCCTGCCGACCCCGATCGGTACGGGCGTGGCGATCGCCGGCTACGGCCCCGACGCGCGAAGCCTCACGTGGAGCGACGGCACGCCGGTCGCGAGCGCCACCAGCGCGGACGGGATATTTGCCCCGGCCTCGGGGTCGGCGGTGGTCGGCAACGGCTTCCAGTTCACCGTACCCGCCGACACGAACCAGCGCACGGTCGTCGTCGCGTGGGGGATATACGGCGGCGACACCGGCGCGAATGTCGCTGCGGCGAAGCTGGTCGCCACACTCTCGGACGGTAGCGCGACTGCGGTCACGCACACCCCGACGGGCGTCGCGGCCGGGGTAGCCGCCAGCTACCTGACCACCATCACGTACAGCGCCAACAGCGCGGGTCAGACGCTGAACATCGCGATCACGCTGACGGTCGTCAACGCGGGCGCGGGCAACTACTGCAACCTCACGCTGCAGTCGGCGAAGTACCTGACCGCGCTCGCGGCGCGCACCTCGTCGGGCGCGCCGGCCGCGGCCCGCACCACCTCGGCCGGCATGGCGAAGTCGAAGTCGAAGGCTTCCGGAGCGCTGCACGTCACAGCGGCGAAGTCAGCCGGCGCGGGACATACCAAGGCGCGCGCGAGCGGCGCACTGCACGTTGCGGCATCGACAGTGAGCGGCGCGGCCCACGCGAAGTCGCGCGCCACCGCCGCGCTCACGGCGCGCGCATCGACCGCGTCAGCAACCTCGCATGTGAAGTCGAGCGCGCACGGCACCTCCGCCAGCGCCGCGGCGCGCGCGGCCGGCGCGGCACATGTCAGGTCGCGCGCGGCGGGCGCGCTCAACGGCGCCGTTACCCAGGCGGCCGGCGCGGCACGCGCAAAAGCCGCCGCGCGCGGCACGCTGGCGGCGGCGGCAGATCTCGCGGCAGGCGCCGCCGACGCGCGCGTTGCCACGCACGGCGCGGTGACGGGCGCCCTCGCCCACTCCATAGGCGAGTCGTTCACTGAGCCGGTGCCGACCGAGCACTCGACGTCGTCGGGCGCGCTGGTCGCCGCGCCTGCCTACTCGACCGGCGTCACGCGCACGAAAGCCGCCGCGCACGGCGCGCCCGCCGTCGCACCCACCAGCGCCAGCGGCCACAGCGGCGTCAGGGCGGCTTCGCGCGCGGCGCTGTCCCAACGTCCCGGCACGGGCGCGGGCGCGGCGCATACGGCCATCTCGTCGGCGGGCGCGGCCACCCCGGCACCCTGCCGCGCGCGCGGCACATCGCGCACGGGCGCTGTGGTCGTCGTGCCCAGCGACACGCGCCGCTCCGCGAGCTTCGAGCCGCGGCAGTCGCGGCAGAGTTTCGAGCCGCGCGCGGCCACCGCGACGTACCGACCACGCAATAACAGATCGAGGCTCACATGAGCACCAACGCACCTACCCTGCTGGACCCGAAAGATCCGGCGGAGACGACCGACTACGAGTTCGACTTTTCGACGCTGCTCGCGAGCGACGAGAACATCGTGAGCTACGACCTGGAGACGCCGGATGACCTGACCAAGGTGGGCGACAGTCAGGACGGCAAGGTGATCACCGCCTACTACTCGGGCGGCATCGACGGCGCCACGTACCGTCCGCGCTGCAAGATCACGACCGACTCGGCCACCCCGCGCGTGATCGTGCGCAGCCTGGCCTTCCGGTGTGAGAAGCTGTAGACTCCGCTCACTTCCAATAACTCTACGGGTTGAATATGGACTGGCTCCCAACAGTGACCGCATCGGCTGCGCTCGCCGCGTCAGTAGCTGCACTCGTCGGCTCGCGGCTCTACTCTCGCAAGCTGGAGCACGCGATGGCGGGGATTCTTCAGGCACGCTACACGCACCCCGAGGATCTGGCGGCAGCGCTGAGTGAAGCCGAGGACGCGTTCCCGGAACTCGCACCACTTCAGCTGGTGAGTTACAGGACGGGAGAGCCCGTAGAGCGACGCGATGTGCTGGGTCACCAGCCGCTGCCCGGCACGGAGATGCCGCCCCCACCGATGCCCAAGGCCAAGCTCGCGCCTGACCAGGACGGCAAAACGATCGGGTCTTGCAAGGCCCGGTTTAGCGACCACATGAACACCCCGTTTGGCGAACCGCCGATTGTCAAGGCGAAGACCTCGGCCGCCGATCCGCTCGTCTCAGCCGCACACAGAGGGGTGCTAGACACCGTCTACGAAGGACCGATCGAGGGTCTGATTGACTCGCGCAGCGCCGCCGAGGCCGCGAAAGACCTGCCCTACGAGAAAGAAGTGCTCCGAGTCCTCGTGAAGCACGGACTGATCACCAAGCCATGAACCCCCTGCTCGTCTACTGGCTCTGGTGCGCGGTGTTTCTCACCCCGCGCGCGCCTTCTGACGCCCAAAAAGATAAGGAATCCTGAATGCCGTCCGGACGCAAGCCCAACACCGAGTGGGTGATGGACGAGTCGAGCGTGTTCGACCGCATGCAGATGGCGGTCGGCACCAGCTTTTCGCACGACGCCGTCCCGAAGTGGATCGAAGAAAACACGTACATCGGCGGCAAGAAGTACAGCTTCGTCGACCACGAGTACCAGCTCAAGATCCTCGCCTCGCGCAAGCCCGAGCAGTACACGAAGAAGTGCTCGCAGCTGGGGATCTCCGAGCTGAAGGTACGGCGTGTGCTCGCGCTGTGCTACATGATCCCGCACTTCTCCGCGATCCTGACGCTGCCCACATCGAACTTCGCCTCGATGTTCGCCAAGACCCGGATCGACCCGGTGATCCGTGAGAGTGAGCCTCTACGGGAGGCGGTCGTCGGCAACAACGACAGCACCGAGCTGAAGCAGATCGGCAGTTCGTTGCTCTACATTCGCGGCACATTCACGCAGAACGCGGCGATCTCGGTGCCAGCCGACATGCTGCTGCACGACGAGGTGGACTTTTCGGATCAGGACGCGCTCACCAGCTTCCAGTCGCGGCTCACGCACTCGAAGCTGAAGTGGAAAATGAAGACGAGCACGCCGACCGTGCCGCGCTATGGGATCGACGACGAGTTCGCCAACAGCAACCGCTGGTTCAACTTTGTGCGCTGCTGCCACTGCAACCACCAGTTCATCCCGAGCTACCAGGAGCACGTGGTGGTTCCCGGCTTTCACGGCGACATCTTCTCGCTGGACAAGACGAAGCTGCCGCGCACGCGCTGGCGAGAGGCGTACCTGGCCTGCCCCAAGTGCAAAAAGCAGCCCGACCTGAGCATGGACTTTCGCGAGTGGGTCTGCGAGAACCCGGACGAGCAGCACAACGCCGACGGCACGCAGCTCTCCCCGTTCGACGCGCCGGGCTTCATCACCGTGCAGGATCTGATGCTCTCGCGCACGGGCTACAAGCGGCTGACAGACTTCAAGAACTTCGGGCTCGGGCAGACCGACGAGGATGAGCTGAGCGGCATCCAGCTGGCCGACCTCGACATGATGCAGATGGTCTACCTGCCCGGGCTGGTAGGTTGCGTGCTGGGCATCGATATGGGTACGACCTGCCACGTGTCCGAGTGCTATATCGACGCAGGTAACCACCTGATGCAGCGGCGCGTGCACCGCATCAACTACAAGGAACTGGACGTCGAGCTGGCGAAGATCGTCCAACGCTGCAAGCCGATTGTAATGGTGATGGACTCGCAGCCGTACACCGAGACGGTCTACCGGCTCCAGCAGAAGTACAAGAACCTCTACGCGTCCGTCTACGTCAGGGCCAAGGGCATGCGGCCGTACCGGCTGCTCGACGAGGAGGAGGACAAGGTCGACGCGCTGTTCGACGAGCGGCAGATCAACGTCAACCGGAACATCGCGCTCGACTTCCTGATGGAGGACATCCGCGCCGGCGTCGTGGGCAACGACCCGATGCAGCCCGAGGAAGATCTGCAGGAATTCCGCGACCACATGCGCGACATGCGCCGCGTGCGGATGGAAGGCGGCAAGAACCAGCCCGACATGGATCTGTTCCAGTGGGTGAAATCGAAAGTGGAGATCGACCACATGCACCACGCACTGCTCTACGCATGGGTGGCCTCGAAGCTGCGCCTTGCCGCGCGCCCGATAATTCAGGTGTCCAGCCTCGCGTTCATGTCCCGGATGCGCCTGAAGACCACCATCTGAGAACGAGACGCAATCCCCCCAGAAAATGGGGGAGTCTCACGTGAGACGAATGTATCGAACAGTAACAAGGGTGGATTAATGCGCGGCGGTCGCTTAAAAATACGCGACGAGTCCTGCCCACCGGAGGGTGCCATGTCCGCTGCAGAGCGTTTTGACGCTGCCCTGAAAGGTTTCCGGCACACGCTGGAGCTGCTGGACGAGCCGGGCCACTTCACGCGGCCGGTTCACCAGCGACCGGCGACTGCGCGACGCCTGCATATCGCGCGCCTGCTTTTACGCGCCGAGCGTGGCGTGCCCAACACAGAGCCCGACTACAACCCGGCATACTTCGTAGACGAGTTGGATCACCACTAGTCAGTCCCGCCCAGAAAAACCCCCGCAATCGCTCACTGGTCCGAGTGATTTTCTAGCCCGCAGAGCGATCTGCGGGCTTTTTTAATTCCGCTTCGATTAGAATTCCGCTGCTGGCCGCTCCCGGCACCCACCCTAAAAGATAAGGATTCCGAAATGAAAGTCTCCCTGGCACTCGCCCTCACCCAAGTCGCGTTCGGCTCCATCGGCCTGTCGGACGACACCGTCGCCGGCAAGCTGCGCGTCTCGCTCTACACCACCGACCGCGCGACCGTGGTCGCCACGCAGGACATCGACGACAGCAACGGCAACTCGGTCGCCGTGTTCGAAGGCATCGCCGCCGGCACCTACATCGGCGTCGCCCAGCGCCTGACCGGCGACGACACGCAGGCCAACCTCGGCTCGCCGTTCGAGCTGAGCTTCGCTGTCGACGAGGTGAGCCCGCCGGCTCCGAAGACCTTCGGCCAGCCGAGCGGCCTGAGCGTGACCGTCGAGGCCGACGCTGCGGCGACCGCCTGAATGATCACGCGGCTGCTGCTCGCTCTCCTGCGATACATCCTCGGCAGAGGTGGGCGAGGAAAGCGTCAGCACCCTGCTCGCACCTTCGGCCAGCCGGTAGGCGCGAAGGTGCAGGTCGAAAAGGATGTTTGACATAGATCGTCAGGACGACTAACCTCCGGGGGTCACGACTGGCCCACCCGGTCGCCAGAATCAGAATACCGGTCAAGCAGTAAGCGCAACCCCCAGCGCACCTCGAAGTCAAGGTCGTTGAAGCAGGGCGACCTGTATCGCAGATCCCCGGTCTGCGGTATGCAGTGCTCGTGGAAGTGAGTCCATGTTCGGCCCCGACGCCGCGTATCGAAAGGTGCGCGGCGTCTCTCTTTTCAGCGGCTTTCTTGCGTAGTCCTAACTAATCCAGTAAATTTCGGCTCAACACACGGGGTGAGGTATATGGCAGGCATTCGCGAGATGGTAAAAACTGTGCTGGGTTCGCTCGTGGACAACGGGCGCACCGGTGCACAGCAGCGCCTCGCGAAGCACGAGGCCGAGAAGCAGCGGAAGGAACCCACCTCGACGTCGGTGAAGATCGGCGCGCGGCGCGTCCCTACTGTCGCCATCACCGCGCGCGACGGCTCCGTCTCGTACGAAGTCCTCGGCCCGGCCACGCCGGCGGCCGGCAGCAGCACTGCGGATCTGCCCGACGTCGCCGACCCGAAGATCAAGGGCAAGGGCGGCGTCACGACGCCGACGATGTTCACGATCGCCAAGCCGGCGACCACCGCGCAGATGGTCGACACCGACCGCGGCACGGCGAACCTCGACCTCACGACGTTCCGCACCACGGGCACGACCAAGTCGACCATCCAGGTATTCTCGAAGGTCAACCCGGAGCTGGCCGCTGCGGTCGACGCGTACATCCGCCTCGCGCTCACCAACCCGACGGTCATTGCCTATGACCGCACCTCGGGCTCAGTGGACCCGCAGGGATCGGCGGTCATCCAGCAGTGGCTCCGCCAGAACGACATGATCGGCCAGTACGATCAGGGGTACAACCCGAACTACTCGCTGCGCGCCCTGTGCGAGATGTGGGCGCTGGAGCTGCGTCAGTTCGGCTCAGCCTGCGGCGAGGTCGTGATGGATCAGGCGCGCGTGCCGTCGCGTATCCAGCCCGTCGGATCGCGGGACATCAAGTGGTTTCCGTCGAACAACGCGCGATGGGCAATCCCGAATCAGCAGGTGGGCGGTCAGTACGTGCCGCTTGACTTCCCCGCGTTCTTCTACGTCTCGCTCGACCAGTCGCTCTACACGGCGTACTCGGAGTCTCCGATGGAGCCAGCGTTGCAGGCCACCCTTTTCGGCCTCCAGCTGCTGAATGACATTCGCCGCGTGATCCGCATCAATCTGCACCCGCGCACGGTCATCACCGTGAAGACCGAGGAGCTGCAGGGGCTGATCCCGCCAGAGGCCCAACAGGACTCCGAAAAGCTGCTGGCGTTCTATAACGGCTTCGTCGACCAGATCGCATCGTCGATCGACGGGCTGGAGCCGGAAGACGCGCTCGTGGTGCTCGACTCGATGGAGGTCGACATTCTCGACCGGGGCAACTCGTCGCTGTCGGCCGAGTACGACCAGCTGTCCACGATGGCCGACTCGAAGGTCTCATCGGGCGCGAAGGTGTTGCCGGGCATCATTGGGCGCGGCAACAACGCGAGCAATACGTCGGTCGAGTCGATGATCTTCATCCGCCAAGTGGAGGGCTCGACGCAGAAGCCGCTGAACGAGCTGCTCTCGCGCATGCTCACGCTGATCCTGCGCATGCTCGGCAGCGACTCGGTGGTGGAGTTCAAGCTCTCGCCGATCAACCTTCGACCGGAGATCGAGCTGGAGGCGTTCATGAACCAGCGTCAGGCGCGGATCATGGAGCTGCTCTCGCTGGGGGTCATCTCCGACGAACAGGCATCGATCGCCCTCACCGGGCAGCTGCCGGCAGGCGACTACACGCCGCTCTCAGGCACGCGCTTCTATGAGCCGACCACGGTCGCCACCGCGGCGACGAACCCGTACTCGGGCACGAGCGCGGGCGGTTCGCCGGGCCAGGACGGCGGCGGAGGCAGCCAGAGCGAACAGCTGCAGAACACACCCAAGTCGGGCAAGACCGGCGCACAACCGACGTCGGGGAAAGCCGGCGCGAAACCTAAACAGACATCAAAGGCAAAACCATGAACCTCCTTCAGCTACTCGGCGGTCAGATGCTGTGGGCAGGCAACGGCGACTCGCTCGCGTCCATCCTGCTCGCGGTGATCTCGGATGAGTACAAGGTGGCGCGCGAGGAGGCAGATGCCGACCGTCGCGAGTTTCTCGCCGCGCGCGCCTCGCTCGCTGAGCGGCGTGAGCTGGCGTTCAAGCAGGTGGCCGCGGCCAGCACGACGTTTCGCATCGACATGGGCGACGAAGGTGATGCCGCGGAGGAGGAGCGTAAGCACTTCAGCTCGGCACCGCTGTCTGTCGACTCGAACGGCGTCGGCGTGATCTCGATCAATGGCGGCCTGGTGAACAGCGACAAGTACTACCTGAAGTACATGGGCATGGTCGGCTACCCGCACATCCAGGACTCGCTGGTCGAGGCGTACAAGCGCCCCGACGTAAAGAGCGTAGTGCTGCAGATCAAGTCGCCGGGCGGCGCCGTCTCGGGCGTGAAAGAGACGGGCGACGCAATCCGCGCGCTGAACACCTTCAAGCCGGTCTCCACGCACGCCGACGGCATCATGGCGTCGGGTGGCTACTGGCTCGGCTCGCAGACGGGAGATGTCATGGCCGCCCCGATGAGCCAGCTCGGCTCCATCGGCGTGATCATGACGCACATGGAATACAGCAAGATGCTGGAGGCCGCAGGCATCACCGCGACGGTGATGCGCAAGGGCGAGTACAAGGCGCTGATGTCGCCCCATGAACCGCTCTCGGAGAAAGCCAAAGCTCAGGCCCACGCTGATATGGACCACATCTACGAAGCCTTCACCGGCGACGTCGCGCGCGGTATGAACGTGTCGCAGGACAAGGTCAAAAACAGCTGGGGCGAAGGCAAAGTGTTCTGGACCGATGAGGCAGTCTCACTCGGAATGGCAAATTCTTCAGGATCTCTAACTGATGCTGTTGCAAAATCGCAGCAAAACGCCGAGAATCGCGCCAAACAGACGAATGGCGTATTTCGCCTACCCTCTTAAAGGACATTTGAAATGAGCATCCAGGATCTGATGGCAGCGGCGGCAAAAGCGCAGGCTGCGAAGACCGAAGCCGCTGCCGCAGCTTCTGGTGTGGCGAAGACAGAAATCGCCGCTGCGGCAGAAGCCGCAGCGGGCGGAGCAGGTGAAGGCGCAACGCAGACCACGCAGGCAGCTGCGGCAGGCGCAGGCGCAGCCGGTGATGGCGACGCTGCAGCGGCAGCATCGAGCGCAGCGGCAGCATCGAGCGCAGCGGCCGTGCCGGATCTGTCGGCCCTCGTCACCAAGGTCACGGAGCTGTCCATCTCGAACGCACGCCTGCAGACCGAACGTGATTCGTACCTCGCCTCGTGCGCGGCAATGATCACGGTCGTGTCCGACTCGCTCGACCGCATGAGCATCGCGCTCGGCGGCGGCAAGATCGACGTGGCGAAGATGACGCCGGAAACGCTCGTCGCACAACACGCTACGACCGCAGCCACGTTCGCCGCGAAGTTCCCCGTCGGCGGCGTCGCCGCGGTGTCCTCGGCAGAAGAAGCAAGTCAGGAAGCGCAGGTGCGTGATCGCGAAGCTCTCGCGCTGCACACCATGCGTGTCGCAGCAGCTGCGGGCGGCACCGCTGCGAAGAAGTAAGGCTTTGCCCGGAAACGCAAGATAACGCCCTTGGGCGAAACCGAAATCTTCAGGAGTCCTGAAAAATGAAAAAAGTCATCCTCTCGGAAACGTCCAGCGACCAGACGGAAAACGTCATCACGGTCATGCTCGGTACGGCCGGCAATCCGCTGACGGACGCTGACCGCGGCAAGCCGGTGAAGCTGGTTGGCGACGCGCAGTTCGACATCTGCTCCGCCGGTGACCAGATCGAGGGTTATGTCTCGTCGATCTCGAACTTCACCGCCAACGGCCTGACGGTTGGCGCGGTGCGCTACATCGAGCCGGGCAACAAGAAGGAAGCGATGATCGCGGCCGCAGGCTGGGCAATCGGCAATTACGTGCTGGCAGATGCGCAGGCTGCTCGCGGCACGTACAACGACGTGAACCAGTTTCCGCGCCCGAAGGTCAAGCTGACCGCCGACCAGGCCGCGGCAACGATTGCAGCACTCGGCTTCCGCCTGCGGATCGTCGGCGTGTTGCCTGGCTACAACGTCGGCGACGCGAATGCTGTTGTCGTGGTGATGCGCGCCTAAGCCCGCGCAGCGTCTATTAAAATCCTTTAAGGGGAAACACAAAATGAAGGTTGCCTTTCTCGACGCAGCGGGCGCTAACCAGCAAGCCACGTTGCCGCTGAACCTGTACCAGCTCGCGCACGAATCGAACATGACCGTCGACGCGTATCTGGCGAACAAGTACAAGACCGACCCGTGCAAATACGGCTCGACGATGAACCAGATGTTCGCCTCCGCCGGCCTGTTCTTCTCGGAAGACAAGACGCTGGGCCTGAAGAAGACCAGCGTCGCCGAGGCTGTGAACGGCTCGTGCGACACGCAGTTCAATGTCGCGGGCTCCGCAAACACGGCTGACGCTGTACCGGCGTCGCGTATTCTGTTCCCGGCTGCGCTGCTGCAAATGGTCGAAAGCCAGCTGTACGGCAACCGCCAGAGCGAAGTCGCGCTGTTCGACACGTTCGTGTCCGACAAGCAGACGGTGACGAACTCGCGCTACTGGTGGCCGGTGCTGGACTACACGCGCCCGTCGCAGGCGACCAGCTCGCGCATCTCGCAGCTCGCCGAGCCGAACCTGATGATGACCCTGACGGCATCGGACAAGACGGGCTCGATTCCGACGTTCTCGCTGGGTCTGGTCATCTCGGACGAAGCGATGCAGCAAAACACCCTCGACTTCGTCGCGCTGTCGATGACGCGTCAGGCTGAGATCGAAGCGGCTTCCCGCATGGACGAATGCGTGCAGGCGATGATCAACGGCGACGTGGACATCGGTCAGGCGGCGCTGCCGACCAACAAGGTCTCGGCGTATGACCCGTCGATCACCACGGACAGCACGATCACGCATCTGGCATGGCTGCAGTGGCTCTCGTCCAAGCGTCGTATCCGCCAGATCAACGTCTGCTTGATGACCCTCGCAACGTTCATCAAGGTTGAAAACCGCACCGGCCGCCCGACCAAGCTGGAAGACGCTTCGGAGCAACCGTTCGAACAGCGTCCGGACATCATCCCGTCGCTGCTGAACCTGTCGCTGGCTGGCGTCAAGGTCATGATTTTCGACAACAACGTCATCCCGGATGACGTGATCGTCGGCTTCGACACGCGCTACGCGATGCGCAAGGTCACCAACGCGCAAGCCGAGTACTCGGCGATCGAGCGGATGGTGCTGCAGAAGGGCAACAGCATGCGCTGGGACTGGGGCTACACGATCCACCGCCTGTATGACCAGGCGTGGGACGTCCTGTCGCTGACGCACTAAGCGACTTAGCCGGCCGGGGCTCCCGGCTGTGCAAGCCTTTAGAACGGGCCGGTTGGGAGATCCTGGCCGGCCCGCTTTACATCCAACACCGGAAAGACGACATGGCAAAGCTAATCTCTGGCGCCTACATGGAAGCGATCAAGGCGCGTGTCACGGCACTCGAAGACCATCTCGGCAAGGACGCCGAGATCAAGAACCTGGTGGGCTCACTGCGCCACCCGTTCACCAACACCTGGTTCGAGCTGAACAAGCTCACGCCGCACGTGTTCGACGGCTTCCTGCGCGGTCAGGTGGTCGCGGGCCGCGTGATCGCCTTCATCGAAGGCAAGCAGATCGGACGTGAGCTGCCCGAGATCAAGACATCGCCGGAAGGCAGCGGAGTTGATCGTACCGGTCCTACAGCGCTCGTCGAGCCGCTGATTCCGCAACCGGAAGCGCCGGTCGAGCCGCAACCGGAAGCGCCGGTCGAGCCGCAACCGGAAGCGCCGGTCGAACAGCCGGTCGAGCCTGTGGCTGAGCAACCCGCTGAGCAACCCGCTGCGCCGGCCGCGGTCAAGTCCTCGATCCTGAAGAAGCCGGCCGCTTAAGGAGCCCCTGACGATGCCCACCATCGAGAAGCTCTCTGACGTCGTCACGGATGACGAGCTGCGCGCGATGCTGGGCGTCGCAGTGAAGGAGATGAAGAACGGAACCACGGAGCTGCCGGTGTATCTCCGGTCGGTCAAGATCCAGTCGGATCGCACGGATAAGCGCGCGTGGAAACTCTACGCCGCGCTGGGCGCCGACCGGACTGCGTACTCCGAGGACGAGGAAGCGTTCAGCGACCTGTACCTCACGTTCCTCGCGTGGAGCACCGCGCGCGTGGTCGCCATCGCGCTGCCGCAGTTCTCCCCACAGGAGGTCGGCGACGGCAAGGCGCTAATGCAGCGTAATGACGACGCGAGCGTGACCACCATCTCGAACATCGACAAGCAGATCGGCGAGATCGTGCCGCTGCTCGTCGCAGCGATCGACGTATTGCAGCCCGCTCAGGCCACCCCGGTGACGACTGCATTCAGTGTCGCCACGTTCGGTGCGACTGGCGACCCCGTAACCGGGACATAGACATGGATCTGATCGATTGCGCGAGCTTCTTCGACGATACCAGCGTGACCGCGCCGGGGTCGTCTGTCGAGCTGTTCGTAGGCCAGCTGGAGCTGTTCGACAACCAGATGCGCGACGGTCTGCAGACCGAGCGCCGCATCCTGTCATACGACCCGAGGCAGGTGTTCACGCTGCCCGCCGACGGCATCGTGAGCTTCGCCGGTCGCAACTGGGCGCTTGGCCTCACCTCCCCCGACACATTCCAGTCGGACAACATCCGCGCCGCGTACGTCGCGCATATGCTCGACTCGCAGATCACGCTCGGCAGCGCGGGAGACTTCCTCGCCGGCGCGCCGCGCGCGCCCGTGTGGGCCGGTGTGGTGTGGACGAAAGACTCCAAGGATGGCAACGGCACCGAGGAGGTCTGGTCGCAGGTCACGCTCTACACAGGCAGCGGCGTGCAGGCGGATGACGGCGAGTTCGCGCTCGCGCAGGGCAAGATGTGGCGCATCCGGAGCGCCCACTTCGTCGCGTCGGGGGTCACGGCGCTGGATGCCATCGAGCTGCCCAGCGACACGAGCAAGACCATTCAGTGGGTCTCCGCGGCCGGTTACGACAAGATCAAGCAGAAGCCGGTGCCGGGCGCCACGGTCGACGTCCCTGCCCTCGTCATGCGCTTCTATCACGACTACCGGCTGGTCACGCAGGCCGCGATCACGCCGAAGGACGGCGACCTCGTCGCGCGCGTGCAGCAGAGCGCAGGCGAGATCAGGGCAGGCGACGCGGCAACGGTCGACGGTGTCAGCTACTCGGTGGTGTCGGTACGCACGTTCGCGGACGGCACCTACTGGCTGCACCTGGCGGTCTGACGTGAAGATCACGAACCTCGGCCAGTTCAACGAGGCGTTCGAGGCCGCCGTGATGCGCGGCATCGAACAGGATGTCGTGCCCGTGTTCAAGGGCGTCGTGATGGAAGCCGCGCGCGCACTGGTGCTGGGCGACTTCAGATATGCGGGCACCCCGGAGTGGAGCGGCAACGCTGCGGCCAACTGGTGGCCGTCAGTCGAGCCCGGCGTGCAGCCCTTCATCGAGTTCTTTCAGGACGTGCCGCGCCCCGGCGACAAGGACTTCACCACGGACTTCAAACCCCCGTACAGCGCCGCGGCGCCGCGCCCCGAGGCGATCGAGATGTCGCTCGCGCGCGTGGCCGCCTTCCTGAAAGAGCTGCCCCCGATCCCGACGAAGGTCTACATCCAGAACACCGCGCCGTACCTGCAGGAGTACCAGCCGTACGGTGACGGCAAGGTATTCCGGCTGGAGAACCTCTACCCGCTGTCCGCGATGCGCGCGGCGGTCTTTATGAATGAGCGCGTGGCGACTGCCTCTGCGCAGCAGCTCGACGCGTGGAAGAAAGGATTCTGATGAGCCGCCAACTGATTATCGAGACGCTCAACGCTGCGGTCTACGCGGCGCTCGACGGGCTGCCAGTCGATACGTTCAGCGAGAACGGCCCGCAGCCTGATTTCGCGAACCAGTCGCGCGCGTTCACGCTGCACGAGATCGCGATCGACGCGCGCAGCAAGGTGTCGCTAGGCCACGACGGCGTCAAGCGCTTTCGCGGCGCCATCCAGATCGGCGTGTTCGAGAAGCTGGGCGAAGGCACCTCGGTGACGACGCAGGTGTTCGATGCGCTCGACGTTGCGCTCGCAAATCGCAACATCAACGGGGTGGTGATGGGTGACTCGCGGATGTGGCCGGCGGCAAGGTTCGACCAGTGGAATCCTTCAGGACTCCAATATTTATTCACTTTTGACGAGACTGATTGACCGTTTAACGTCAACCCGCGACAATCGCGGCAAACCTATATGGGAGCAGGACAATGACGACGCAAAAACTTGGCGCATCGAGCTTTACGCAGCTGCGGTACATCCCTGAAGTGGATTGGGGCGTGACCCCGGCGACCGGCAATGCGATCGAGCTGCGAATGACGGGCGAGACGCTCGACTTCAACCTGACCAAGGACAGCTCGAAGGAAATCAACTCGTCGCGCCAGGTGCGCTCGCTCGCAACGACCAACGCTTCGGCGCAGGGCGCGGTGAACATCGAGTTCAGCTACTCCGAGTACGACTTCTTCCTCGCCGCCCTCCTCGGCAGCGCGTGGGTCGCGTACGGTACGAGCGGGCAATCGGCGTCGATCACCGCGACGGCGGCAATCGACGGCACGGGCACCGGCCACGACACGCTGACGGCGAGCGTCGCGACGGCAGGCAACGACGCGTGGACGAAGCTCAAGAAGGGCGACTACGTCCGCATCGACCCGGCCACGCCCGCTGACGTGGTTGGTGCCAACGCGGGCCTGATGCTGCAGCTGGACATGGACGGAACGACCACAGTCCTGTCGTTCGCTTCGGGTAGCGGCCTGGTCGCGATGGCTGGCAAGAACATCAAGATTTCCAGCCAGAAGCTGAAGATCGGCAACAACATCGGCAGCGCGACGATCGAGAAGAACTTCACCGACGTGAACCAGTTCTTCAGCTACACCGGCATGTCGCCGTCGAAGCTGGATCTGTCGCTGCAGACGGGCAACTTCATCACCGGCTCGCTGACCTTCGTCGGCAAGAAGGGCAATCGCACGGACGTAACCGCGCTTCCTGGTGTCCCGGTTGCTTCGCAGAACTATCGATCGATGTCTGCGGTCGACGGCGTGTGGGACGTCCGGATCGGCGGTGTGCCGGTCGAGACGAAGTACGAGACGTACATCAAGGAGCTGACGCTGTCCTACGACAACCAGCTCGAAGGTCTGATGGCACTCGGCTACCTCGGCGCGGTGCAGCTGATGGCGAAAGAGATCCAGCTCACCGGCGGCATGCAGCTGTACCTGGCCGACGGCTCGCTGTACGACGACTTCGTGGCCGGCGTGACCAACAGCATGTCGTTCGTCGTGAAAGACCCGGACGGCTACGGCTACGCGTTCGTGTTCGACAAGATCGACTTCAGCTCGATGCCGGTGCAGGCTTCCGGGAACGGCCAGTCGGTGGTGCTCGACGCGAAGTGGACCGCGCTGATGGGCGACACCTCGAAGAACTCGCTGACGATCTTCAAACTTTAAGCGCCTTGATATAGGGCACCTGAAACAGTAGACTACGCCTCGACGCTTCGGCCTCGGGGCGTATTTCATTTACAAAGGACTCCTACACATGGACATCTTCAAGAAGTTTGCGACCGACCCGGAAAAAGAGCTGAACGGCACGGTCGTACAGCTCGACGACACGACGTCGCTGCTGATCCGACGCTTCGCCAACCCGGACCATCTCGCGCTGCTCAACGACCTGAACCAGCGCCACAAGGTCGTGCTGAACAGCACGGACCCGAAAGTCGTGCAGGACGCGAAGAACGACATCTCGCGCGAGGCGATGGCAAACCACATCCTCGTGGGCTGGGAAGGCATCGAGTTCAAGGGCAAGCCGATGGAGTACAGCGTCGCGAATGCCAAGGTTCTGCTGGGCCTGAACGACTTCATGGACTTCGTGTTTTCGGCCTCGCGCAACATCGAGAACTACCGCGTCGACGACGTGGCGAAGATCGAAAAAAACTCGTCAGCCGGCTGAAGTGGAACCTTGATTGGGGGGCGCAGCGCGAGTTCCTTCAAGGTGTGTGGCGGCGCAGCGGCAAGATGCCTGCGCCGCTCGCCGAGGAGCCCACGCTGGAAGATCACGAGATCGGGTACTTCGAAATATTCAGCAGCCTGTCGTCGTCTCGTAGCTACGCTGACGGCGGCCCGCAACCGATCCGGGTCAGCGAGATCCTCGCCTACTGCCAGCTGATGGGGATCGACCGGCTGGAGCAGAGGCAGGACACGCTGCAGATGGTTCAGGCGCTCGACGGCGTGTGGATGACGCACCAGGTCGAGAAGATATCCAGAAGCCGCTCCCAGGCTGCAGCCGGCAACGCGCACACGCGCAAATGACGCCAGCCCTTCGGCTGGCGTTTTTTCGTCTGCGCAACGATAATGCGGACAACTAAGGAGTTGGCGATGTCAGAACAGGCCGGTGGCGTAAAACTCGAAGTAGAGCTGAATTACGATAAGGCTCTGGTCGCGTTGCGCTCGTTCCAGGCCGAGGTCGCCAAGGTCGAGAACTCCGGAGCCCAGATCAGCAAGATGCAGGAAGCGCTGGTTCAGGGCAACGCGATGATGCAGAAGTCGCTGTCCAGCCTGCAGGCGCTCGCCGCGGAACAGGAAGCGCTGACGCGGCAGACGGAGGAGCGCGCAGCTGCGGAGAAGGCACAGGAGTCCGCGGCTGACGCGGCCAACCGCGCCGCGCGCAATGCGATGCGCGCGCAGATCAAGGACTCCGAGTACCTGAACAAGACGCTGGCGCAACGCCAGCAGATCCTCGCACGGATCAGCGCGGCCACGCGCGGTCAGGACGTCTCCTCGCTCAACGCAGACCAGCGCGGCGTGCTAGGCGCGCGCTATAGCAACCTCGCGGTCGACGAATTCGCTAACGGCGGCCTCGCCAACTCCACCCGCGCGCAGCAGCAGATCGCCGAGCGCGAGGCCCAGGCCGCCGCGCAGGCTGCCGCCGACAAGGAGATGTCGGCCGCCCACGCCGAAGCGCTGAAGGTCAACAAGGCGCTCGACGACAAGGCAGCGGCCGACCGCATCGCCAACCTCGAAACGATCCGCGCACTCGAACGGCAGCTGGAGGCAGACTCCATTGCCGGGGAGCGCGCGCGCAATGAGGCGATCGTCACCCTCCGACAGGCGCAGGAAGCCGAGATCACCGCTGCGCACTCTGAAGCGCTGAAGATCAACCGCACCCTCGACGCTGAAGCAGCCGCAGCCCAGAAGGCAGAGTCAGCTGCGCGCGTTGCCGACCTCGAAACGATCCGCCTGCTCGAAAACCAGCTGGCCGTTGACGCGGTCGCGCGCGAGCAGGCGCGCAATGACGCGATCGTGGCTCAACGTGCCGCAGAAGAAGCTGAGCTGACGGCACTGCACACACGTGCGCTCGCGGAGAACGCAGCGCTAGATAAGGCGGCGGCGGCCGAGCGAGCGGAAGCGCTCGCGGCGCAGCAGGCGCAGATGGCCGAGGCCGCCGCGGAGCAGATCGCCCAGATCCAGGCGCGCGTCGCCGCAGACAAGGTCGCGAACGCTGAGCGCCTCGCGCAACTTGCCGCGGAAAACGCCGCTCTCCGGGAGCAGATGGCGCTGGAGGCCGCGCGCGCGGCTGAGGTGAAGCGCAGCGCGGACTACGAGACGTCGACTATCAGCTCGAAGATGAAGATGCTGAAGTCGATCGCCGTTGCTGAGGCGCAGGTCGGCAAGCTGAGCGACAACCCGACGATCGCAGCGAAGTTCCCGACAGCAGCCCTCTCCGACTACGCGATGATCGGCGCGGGTTCGGACGCCTACCACAAGTTCCGCGCCGAGCTGGAGGCGGTCGGCAAGGGCTCGGCGAGCGCTGCGACAGGCATCAAGGCCACCGCGCAGGAAGCGCGCGAGCTGACCACCATCATCAAGGACGTCATCACCGGCGAGTGGTCGCGCTTTGGCGGGTCGGTCACCCGACTGCTGACCCTCTCGGGCACGTTCGACGGCGTCCTTGGGCTGGTAGGCGGCTCGATCCTCGCCACCGGCCTCGCGATGGGTGCGCTCGCCGCTGCCGCGGTAAAGGGCGCGTCCGACCAGAACCAGCTGAACCTCGCGCTCGCTCAGACCGGCAACTATGCGGGTGTGACCGAGAGCGGCCTGAACGACATCGCTGAGTCGGCTACCCACATGGGCGGCACGATCGGCGAAGCTCGCGAGACCGTCCTGCAACTGGCGCAGTCGGGCCGCTACACAGCTGACCAGATCAAACTGATCGCGGATGCCGCGTCGGCGATCGGCGGCGCTGGCGGCAACGTCGAGAACTTCCTGAAGCAGATCGACGGGCTGAAGGACAACCCGACAGACGGCGTCTACAAGCTCAACGAGCAGTTCCACTTCCTGACGGCCTCGACGTACGAGGCCATCGCCGCAGCCGAGCGCCACGGCGACGCGATCAAGGCGTCGCAGCTCGCCATCGAGGCGTTCGCTGACACGCAGGAAGAACGCGGCAAGCAGGTGATCGAGAACGCCGGGCTCATCACGCGCGCGTGGCACGGCGTGAAGGACGCGATCAGCGAGGCGCTCGACAAACTGCTCTCGATCGGCAAGGTCGAGACGACCGCCGAGAAAATCGCCACGCTGACGGCCAAGATCCAGGAGGTCAAGAACCGGCCGATCGGCGAGTACGGGATCAACGACACTTCCGGCATGGAACGCGACCTCGCGGACCTGCAGAAGAAGATGGAGTTAGAGAACCAAAATGCGCAGACTCAAGGCAAGCTGGCTGACGCCACGCTCAAGCAGGTGCAGGCTACGAAGCTGCTCGACGCGGAGCGCAAGAAGTTGCGTACGCCGGCCGACAAGCGCAGGGACGAGGAGGAGCTGCTCCGCAAGGGGCTCGCGCCGCTAGTCGGCCTGCCCGCGGATCAGGGCGGCATCACGCAGAAGGACGTTGACGACCTCGTCGCGAAGGCTGCGCTCAAGTATCACGACAAGGCGCCCAAGCGCGGTCACATCGACCCGACCGACTACAACGCTGCGCAGGAGCAGGCCAAACTCGACGCGGACGCGCTGAAGAACGCGCAGGATCTGCTCAACATCCGCAAGCAACTTGGGCTCGCAATCAGTGAGGAGAGCTACGCACATATCGAGCAGCTCGCCCTCATCGCGCAGGAGTCGGACTACGAGTCGCGCCGCGAGAAGATCCTCAAAGAGATCAAGAACGCCGAGCGCAACGGCAACCCGAACAGCAAGCGGCAGCTGCTGGACGAACTCGACATTCTGGACGAGCAGAACGACGCGAAGAAAGCGCAGATCGAGCTCGACTATGACCGCGACGAAGTGCAGCGGAACATCCAGCGCGCGCTGCTCAACATCTCGACGATCGAGAACTCGCGCACGACGATCCTGCAGGCGCAGGACGCGCTCTACGGCAACGCCGCCAGCATGGACACGGCGCGGCTGGACGCGCTCGTCGAGCGCGTCACGATCGAGAAGGCCCAGTATGACCAGGCGCTGCAGATGGAGCAGCTCAAGGACTCGGGCGCCAGCGTGGACGAAGTGGCGTACGCACGCGAGGCCAACAGCCTGAAGCTCGCGCAGCAGATCTTCGAGATCGAGAAGGAGCGGCAGAAACTGCTGATGGACAACGCGTTCACGATTCAGAACGTGTACCAGCAGACGCTCAACTCGATCGACGCGCAGATCGCGGCGCTGGAGAAGGGCCGCACGACGCTCGCCGACCAGGCGGTGACGGGTTTCTCGGGCGGCTTCCAGAACGCGAACAACGCGCTGTTCCAGTCGTTCAAGAGCAAGGACGCCGCGAACAAGTTCACGACGCAGAACTACACCGGCGAGATCGGCAGCTCGATCTACGACTCGATCACCAAGAGCCTGTCAAGCGAGCTGACGGAATCCACGCTGAAGGGCTTCCAGGGGCTGCTGAAGACGACCGGCGCTGTGTCGCAGGCCGACATCGCGCGCGACAAGGCGCAGCAGGATCTGGCGCTCAACACGCAGACGATGACGCAGGCGTTGTCGATCACGATCCCCGAGAAGCTCGACCAGCTGATCGGGCTGAACAACGGCACGATCACGCCGACCGGGCCGGTGGGCAACGCCGCCCTGCCCTCGAATCAGCAAAGCGCGACCACAGGCAGCGGCGCGCCCTACGCATTCGGCGGGGGCACCGCGCAGGCGAGCCAGGATCTGGTGGCCTCGCAGGAGCAGGCAGGAAAGGCTCAAGCGGCCATGTCCGACTTCGGCAGCACCTCGTCAGACGTGCTGAAGCAGTTCGGCCTGACAGCGACGAGCGCTTCGTCGCTGCTCTACACAGGCGTGATCGCGGCCACCTCTGGCAGTTCGAAGGCGATCAAGAACTACGTCGTCTACGCGAGCGCGCAGCTGCTCGAACTGTATGCGATCCAGAAGCTGGTTGGGCTGGTCAGCTCCTTCGGCGCGAGTGGCAGCGAGGCGGCCGGCGCGTCGGCCACCAGTACGCCTGACGACCTGATCGCAGGCTACGGCCACGCGGACGGCGTCGCATCGGTCGACAAGAACGGCTACATCACGGCGCCGGGCGGCCCGCGCGACGACCGCGGCCTCGCATGGCTGTCGGACGGCGAGTCGGTGCTTACGGCTGCGGCCACGAAGTATTACGGCGCAGACCGCATCGCGCGCATGAACAAGATGTCGCTGCCGCGTTTCGCAGACGGCCGCGTTGGTGCCGGTGCTGGTAGTGGCGCAGCGGGTGGCTCGGGCATCTCCATCCAGTTCGACATCGACGCATCTGGCAGCGGCGGCAAAGGGTCGGCGAACGAGGCGGCCAAGTCAGGCCAGCTGCAGAAAGAACTCGAATCCGCGGTGCTCGGGGTGTTCAGCAAATACTCGGCAAGCGGTGGCCCTATCTACTCAACCATTAAGCAGATCGCAGGGCGTCCGTAATGGCAACTGATCTTGAGATCTACGACTGGCTCGTGACCTACGGGGCGAAGAACACGGTTACGCCCGACGTCCTGTCGGCGGCGTTCGGCGACGGCTACTCGCAGGATATCCCGAACGGCATCAACACGACCGCGGACTCGTGGAGCATCACCTCGCGGCTGAGCCCGACGGATGCCGACGACGCATTCGAGTTCCTCCGCCGGCAGGGCGGCGCCAAGCGCTTCTGGTGGACGCCCCCGCGCTACGTCGACCCGATCAAGGTGAAGACCACAGGCGCGATCGAGAAGGGCGAGGAGAGCGCCGGATACGTCACCGTGACGGCCACATTCAAACAGGTCTTTGACCCGGACTGATGCCATGACCACAGCCAATACGATTCAGGCAGAGGTGATGAAGCTCGCGCCTGACGCGCTGATCGAGCTTTACATTCTCGACCTCAACCCGATCGGCCTCGCCTCGATCGAGTACTTCCATTGCGGAACGAACGAGTACCGCGAGCCGATCACGTTCCAAGGCATCACCTACCAGCCGTTCCCGGTGCAGATCACCGGGTTCGAGCTGAACGGCCAAGGGCAGCTGCCCCAACCAAAGTTGTCGGTGAGCAACACGAACGGCGCGATCTCGCAGACGATCCTTGAATACCAGGACATGGTCGGCGCGAAGATCACCCGCAAGCGCACCTTCGCGAAGTTCCTCGACGGCGAGCCTGACGCGAACCCGACACAGGAGTTCCCGCTCGACATCTTCTACATCGGGCGCAAGACGGCTGAGAACGGCGACATCGTGCAGTTTGACCTCGTGAGCACCTTCGACCTCACCGGGATCACGCTGCCCGGCCGGCAGATCATCCAGAACAGCTGCACGTGGGTCTACAAGAGCGCGGAGTGCAGCTGGGTGCCCGTCACCGGCTACTACTTCGACGCGAACGACCAGCCCGTCCTGCCGGGCGCAGACATTTGCGGCAAGCGGCTCGACAGCTGCAAATGCCGGTTCGCACGCTTCGGCGTCAACCCGGACCTCCCCTTCGGCGGCTTTCCTGGAGTGCGACGCTATGTTTGATGTGAACCTGGTCCGAGAGATGCTCGACATCGCCCGCGCAGAGGCCGAGCAGCGCCCCGACGCGCCGCAGGAGCGCTGCGGTGCCGTGATCGAGACCGACGGCGTGCAGAGCTTGATCGAGTACGCGAACGTGCACCCGGAGCCGCGGGAGTTCTTCCGCATCGGTGCCGTCGAGTGGGGCAAGGCGTTCCTGAACCACAACGTGGTGGCCGTATGGCACACGCACCCGAGCACGAGCGCTGAGCCCACGCAAGCGGACCTCGTGTACCTCGAACGTACGCGCCTGCCTTGGCACATCGTGAGTGGCTGGGACGGCAGCCACAGCTACACCGAGCCCACTGGCTACGTCGCGCCGTACGAGGGCCGCGACTTCCATCACGGCATCCTCGACTGCTACGCGCTGTGCCGCGACTGGTACAGCCGCGAGATGGGGATCGAGCTGCCTGACGTCGATCGCGAGTATCTGTGGTGGAACAAAGGCGCAAACCTGTACATCGACCAGTTCAAGGATCACGGCTTCGTCGAGGTCGCGCCCGAGGTCAACGTGAAAAATCTTCGCCGCGGCGACGGATTGCTGATGCAGGTTGCCTCGCGCGTGCCGAATCATGGTGCAATTTATCTCGGCGACGGTAAAATCCTGCATCACGTTCAGGACAAGCTGTCCGAGATCACGAACTACGGCGGCGACTGGTTAAAGAGGACTACTAACCATTTGCGACACAAGAGTCAGCTATGAGCCGAGAAATCGACAACACGACCGTTGAGCTGGTGCTGGGCGGAAAGCTCGGCGAGAAGTACGGGCGCTCGCACCACCTGGTCGCGAGAACGCCCGTGCAGGCGTTCCGGCTGATGTGTCTCAACTACCCGGAGTTCAAGCAGGAAGTGATCGACGACTCACTGGCCGGCGCTGAGTATCAGTTCGTGGTGGACGACCGCCGCAGCGTCGGAGAGAAGGAGCTGACCTTCCCGATCGGGGGCGGAAAGCTGCTGTTCGCTCCGGTCATTGGCGGCGCAGGCGGCAAGCTCGGCGGCGTAATCACGACGGTAATCGGCGTTGTGCTGATCGCTGTGGCGACCGTTTTTCAGCAGTACGAACTATATCCGGCACTGACGCCGATGCTCTTTGGCGCCGGCATTTCGCTGACGCTCGGCGGCATCACATCGCTGTTGACCACGGTGCCCAAGGCCAACAGCGCGGGCGCAGGCGACAGCCTCAGCTCGTTCTACTTCAATGGCGCGGCCAATACACAGCAGCAAGGCGCGCCGGTGACGCTCGTCTACGGTCGCATGCTGGTCGGCTCGACGGGTATCTCGGCGTCGCTGCAGGCGATCGACCTGTCGCAGGCACCTGCTGAAACGGGGAACCTCTCTTGAACGCTCGCGTACCTTTCAACAGGCGCCCTCTCGCGGGCGGCTTTCCCGCTCCGAAGCGCGTCATAGCGCGCATCCCGAGCGAGCCGCCGCGCGGAGCTGGCGGCGGAGGCAAGGCAGGCGGTGGTTCGTCAACCACGCCAACGGAAGATCCGGACTCGCTGCAGTCCGTAGCCTTTGTCTCGGTGCTCGATCTACTGTGCGAGGGTGAGATCCAGGGTTTGGTGAAGGGCGGCTTCAGCCCGAGCGTGGCCGGCGTGGAGTCGGACTCGATCTTTCTGGACAACGTGCCGGTCACGTCCAACGGCTCGCCGAATTTCAACGGCTACACGGTGGCGTGGGTCAACGGGACACAGGCGCAGGGCGTCATCCCAGGCTTCGGATCGGTCTACTCGGCCGTCACGCTCGGTTCGGAGGTCAAGGCAGGTGTGCCGATCCAGGCGTCGGTCGATAACCCGGAAGCGAACGCTGTGGTCGTCACAGCGTCGGTGTCGCAGCTGTATTCGGCCAACACTACCACCGGTGACGTCAAGGGCACCACAGTCGACCTGGTCTTCGAGTACCGGCCCACAGGCAGCGTCACGTGGATTCAGGGCGCGGCGATGACCATCACAGGAAAGACGCGCAGCAAGTATCAGCGCAGCGTGCGCTTTGACCTGACCGGCACCGGCCCGTGGATCGTACGCTGCCGCCGCATCACTGCAGACTCCACCAGCTCGGCGCTGGTGAACAACACCTTCTTCGACGTGGTCGAGTCGGTGGTCGATCAACGGCTACGCTACCCGAACTCGGCGCTCGTCGGGCTGACCATCGACGCGCGGCAGTTCAGCAGCGTGCCCTCGCGCAGCTACCTGGTAGATGGGCTGATCATCCGCGTGCCGAACAACTACGATCCGGATCTGCGCACGTACAGCGGCGCGTGGAACGGGGGTTTCAAGCTCGCATTCTGCAATAACCCGGCATGGTGCTTCTACGACCTGATCTCGTCGACGCGCTACGGGCTGGGCAACTACCTGAGCGACGCGACGGTAGATACGACGGCGCTGTACCAGATCGGCCAGTACTGCGACGAGATGGTGCCCGACGGGTTCGGCGGCATGGAGCCGCGATTCACCTGCAACATGGTGATCAACAACCCGAAGGAAGCCTACCAGTGCATGCAGGACATGATCTCGATCTTCCGGGGCATGACCTACTGGGCGGGCGGCAACATCCTCGTGACGCAGGACGCGCCGAAGACGCCGGTGAAGAAGTTCTCGCGCGCGAACGTCGTCGGCGGCAAGTTCACGTACCAAGGCACCGCGCTCAAGGACCGCCACAGCGTCGCGCTCGTGCGCTGGAACGACCCCGCGCAGCTGTACCAGCAGAACACCGAGTACGTCGAGAACGCAGACGCCCTCGCCCGCTTCGGCGTGAAGGTCACCGAGATCATGGCGGTGGGCTGCACCTCGCGCGGGCAGGCGCACCGGCTCGGCCAGTGGGCGCTCATCAGCGAACTGGCCGACACCGACCAAGTGATGTTCCAGGCAGGCATGGACGCTGCGATGCTCACGCCAGGCGAGGTGATCTACGTCGCGGACCCGGTGCGCAGCTCGAAGCGCATTGGCGGTCGCGTGCTCAAGGCCGACCTGAACACCGTGACGCTGGACGCGCCGGTGGTGCTCGACGCTGGTCAGACGTACTCTCTGCTCTACTACGACGGCAACGGCGACAGCTACCAGACGCAGGTGCTCAACACCGCCAACACGACGGCGCTGCTGACCTTCACGGCGCCGGTGACGAATCCGCCGCAGCCGGGCTTCATGTGGGTGCTCACAGGTTCGAACCTCGTGCCGCAGACTTTTCGCGTCCTTAACGTTAAGGAGTCCGAAAAGAACCTGTTCGACGTCACGGCCGTCACCTACAACGCATCGAAGTACGCTGCGATCGACTTCAATACCAAGCTGCAGATGCCGCCGGTTGGCTATGGCGACGCGCTCGGTGCCGCGATCCCGAAATTCTGGAGCCTGACAGAGACGACGTTCCTCGCGGCGCCCGGCGTGATCGGCTCGAAGATCATCATGAGCTGGTCGGGCAACACGACGCACTTCATGATCCAGTGGCGCGTGAACGGCGGCATCTGGATGAGCGACACGACGCGCACGCCGGGCTACGAGATCGACGGCGTGACCAAGGGCGACATCTACGACTTCAAGATCTACGGTATCGCCGCGGATGGCGCGCTGTCGGCCTCGCTCGACGAGACGTACACGATCAACGGCAGCAGTGCGCCGCCCGGTGCGCCGACGTCGCTCACCGCGCAGGCCGACTTCCGCTCGGCGAAACTGAACTGGGCTGCGCCGCCCGACCTCGACCTGGCTTACTTTCAGGTGGCGTGGGCGGGATCGAACAACCTCGCCGCGGCAGGCATCGTCGGCGACAAGATCGGCAGCACGAGCTGGACAGTGGGCACTCTGACGCCGACGGTGCCTGTCTACTTCTGGGTGCGCGCGGTCGACACGAGCGGCAACGTCGGGCCGTGGAACAGCAACGTCGGCACGGTCTGCGTGCCGCTGCAAGGCGGCACGCTCGACATCGAGAACCTGGCGGTCACCAACGCGAAGATCGCGAACGCAGCGATCGGCACGGCGCAGATCCAGAACGCTGCGATCACCTCGGCGCTGATTGCCAACGCGCAGATCGTCGCGGCGCACATCGCCAACGCGCAGATCCAGAACGCACACATCCAGGATCTGTCGGTCAGTACGTTCAAGATCGGCGCGAACCAGGTGACGACGATGGTTTCAGTTTCGTCGGGCAACAACGTCTCGACGTCGTACACCGGCAGCGGCGGCATGATCCTCGTTCTCGCCAGCGGGCCTCTGAGTTCGGCCAGCACCGCGAGCATTACCTTGAACGGCGGAGTTCTTGCCAGCGGCACGATCAGTACAGGCGGCGGGACGACTATCTCAACCATCACGCTCACCGCGGTGACCTCCTTTAACGGGACCGTGACAATGGCCACCACCGGGTTCGGGCTTGGCGTGACAACCCTGACAATGTTTGAGGCTAAACGATGAGCGACACGACAGTTACGCGCGACGAGACGCAGACCGACTACACAATCGTGGATGCGGCGGGCCGTGTGCAACAGGTCGGCAACATGCCTGCGTGGATGGTCGCTGACCAGGACGCGCACGTGCCTGACGGCGGCCACATTCTGCCGGGCAGGGCGGATTTCTATGCAGACTACGCCGACAGCAGCACCACGCCGTGGTCTCTGAAGGCACGCCCGCAAAACTCTGCAGTCCTGAGCGGTATGAAAATCTCTAACGTGCCGAACCCCTCTGCCGTTACAATCGGCGGCGATGAGCCGGTCATGGTCACCGACGGCGAGGTCGAGCTGGAATTCACCCAGCCGGGCACGTTCGATATTAAGGTGTCCTCATGGCCTATGCTCGACGTAACCTTTAGCGTGACCGTGCCGTGAAGATCACACACAACCCCGACCATCGACCGCTGCGCGCGGCGGCGTACCCCAGCGTTGGCGACCAGCTCGACGCGCTGTGGAAGATCGTTGAAGCGCTGACGACACAGACACCTCCCCCGCCTGAAGCGCTGGCGGTGTACGCGCAGGTGCAGTCGGTGAAGGCGAAGTACAAGAACAGGAGTACGAAATGAGTGGCGCGGCCTACGACCTGAAGATCGAGCAGGGGGACGACTGGAGCCCGATCTGGACGTTGCGCTATCGCGGCGCGCAGACCCCGTTCAACCTGACGGGCTACACCGCGAAGATGCAGATCCGCTCGACCTACTACGCAGCGGCGAAGCTGGTCGACCTGGTGTCGCCGGCGGGAATCATCCTCGGCGGCGTCGCTGGCACGATCCAGCCGGTGATCAGCGACGCTCAGACGATGACGCTGATCCCGGCAGGGGCGCCGGCCCCGAACCCGGTGAACGTCAAGATCAACGACCGGGCGTACACGCTGGTAGGCGTGTACGACCTGAAGATCACCAGCGCAGGCGGCGTGACGACGACTGTCGCCGGTGGCCGTGTGCTCGTGTCGCCCGACGTAACCCGATAAACAGGACCAGACATGGCATCGGATCTCGAACTTGTAGTAGACGAAACCGTCATCGAGCTGGTTGACTCTGACGTAGGCGGCACGGCTGCGGGCGCGGCTGCGGGCAGCGCAACTGCGGCGGCTAGTAGCGCGAGCGCGGCGAGCGCTTCGAAGGACGCTGCAGCTACCAGCGCAGCCGCCGCACTCGCGTCGAAAAACGCAGCTGGCACCAGTGAGACGAACGCGGCCACGAGCGCAGCTGCCGCACTCGCGTCGAAAAACGCAGCTGGCACCAGTGAGACGAATGCAGCTACCAGCGCAGCCGCCGCACTCGCGTCGAAAAACGCAGCTGGCACCAGTGAGACGAATGCAGCTACCAGCGCAGCCGCCGCACTCGCGTCGAAAAACGCAGCTGGCACCAGTGAGACGAATGCAGCTACCAGCGCAGCCGCCGCACTCGCGTCGAAAAACGCAGCTGGCACCAGTGAGACGAA